CTTTCATTGTCCAGTTGAACTTGATGTTCTTCTGCTTGTTGATGACGAGTGCTACAGTTTTGTCGTTCAGGGGTGTGGTAGTTGTTGCTACACGACCATCGTTTACGATTGCATTGTTTGGAAGCTTGACGTTGATCGTGTCTCCGATCTCTCCAAACTGCTGCTCGAGGTCTCGATACACACCTTTTGTGAGTACGAGATTGTTTTTCCATCTTGCCAGCATATCGTTGGCGACTTTGTCCGTGGTGAGAAGTACGTTTCCTGCTCCATTTAGAAGTGGCATTTATTGTCCTTTTGTTATATGAATCCGCCTGTGGATTGTGTAGTAGCTTTCCTAAGCAAAGCCTCGTGCTGCTCAAACGACAAATTATCATCGTCGAGCGATAAGCCCTTTACACTTCCACCTTGAACGGGTGAGATTGGCTTTGGTGCGTTACTTTTAACGGGCACCTCTGCGCCTTTGTCTTTTTCTTTAGTCAAGATCACCTCAAGTTTGGCGATCTCTTTTGCAAGTTTTTTGCCTTTAAGTTCAGCAAGCCTGTCCGCATCGTCTGGATGTGTTGCAATATGATAGAGAATGTCTACCGCACTATCCGACTCCATTGCTTCTGCAAGAACATCGGCAGGCAAATTCAAATCTTTGTCTCTTACTTTCGTCTCAAAGTCTTTGTACTCTTCGCTGCCGTCCTCAAAAATATCATCAAGGGCAACGGGGTCTATCTTTGGTATGCTGGGTACATTTACATCTTCAACTACTGCTGCGCTGGTTTTTGCTTCCGCAGCCTTTACCGCCTCAAGATACTCGTCGTAAGAATCATAGTCATCCAAATTGACTTCTGTGGAGTCTGCTGTATTTGACTCCACTTTTTTAGCAGACTCTAGCTGCTCTTTAAGCCTTTGGTTCTCTTCCTCAATACGTTTTTTGTCTCTGGCAAGTCTCTCAATCCGTCTCTGCGCTCTTGTTTTTTTCGGTTTCTCTTCGGGTTTTTCACTCTCTACCTTCGGGTCAGCCTCTTCCGGCTCGGCTTCTTCCGTAGTACCTGATGGTTTGTCCCCTACTATACCGAGGTCTCTCATATCGCTTTCAAGATTGTGGACAACTATTCCGTCCTCTGGTGCCTTTTCGACTGTTTCCTCAACTGCTTGCTGTTCTTCTTCCATAAGGTTACGCCTTTCCATTCGAGATATGAAAATTGTATCGCAAGGATTACTGTGCTATAGTCTAATATTTCTGTAGTCAAAGGATCGTCGTGTTTAAAGTTTCTATGAAGTCAATACAGGTTAAGCTTGAAACGTGGAAGAAGCTGAAGATAGCTTCTATGGATAGAGAGGTGACTATCTGGAAGATTGTGGAGGAGCTGGTAGATACCTACCTCTGATCTCCACCTCCCTGTACCATTTGTGAAACGATGCCCTTAGCGATCTCGTCTTTTCTCTTTGAGTCTTGATCGATCGTCTTTGCACCCTCTCTTTGTATCGTCATTTGCGACTCTACTTTTTTGGTCTCAAGCGCGACCTGTGCCTGCTGTAATTTTATTTGTTCGATCTGGAGTTTTATCTCAGCCTCTTTTTGTTTTGCCTGTAGCTCCATCTCTTTTGTTTTCATCTCCAGTTCTGCTTGCTGCTGCTCTGGTGACGGTTGTGGCTCTGGCGCATCTTTTGCAAGCTCCTCTCTCTTCTCTTTCGATAGATACTCTTTTGGTATTGTTCTCTCAAGCCTGCTTCCAAGAACGTCCGAGTCTGCAAAGTCAAGGTTTTTGACAAGCAGATCGCTTCCTACCTGTGCCACATTCGGATTTACTTTCATAAGCTCAAGTATCTGTGACGCGTTCTGCTGCGCTCTAGTCTCATAACTCTGGCCGCTTGTAATCTCTACACTTCTCCTGCCCTTGTTAATCTTGTTTATGACCTTTGGCTGCCCTGTGACCTCATCGACTGCGATCCTGTTGAGTGTCACGCTCCCGCTATCACCGGTCTCGTCCCTAAGCTTTATCGTTCTGTTTGTATCGTAAATGCTTGGGATAAGCTCTACAACCAACATTCCTACTCTTCTGATCGCGTCATTGTAGTTATCGAGGAATTCATAGGTGCCAACGTCTGCCTCCTGCTGTCTCGCCTCGATAGCTTTTCCGCTGATCTCGTTCGATGTCGCCCCAAGTGACGCGTTGAAGATGCCGATAGAGGCCTTCATACTCTCGTCAAGCACCGAGCTTGTTTGAATCTCTGCAGACGGCATTGTCGCACCCATCTCTCGCATAGGTCGCTCTTCGCCCTTCTTGTAGATCAATGTGGCATACTTTACGCTGTTTGCTTCTGCCCACATCTCTTCTCTTCCCTCGATGGCCTTGTCTGTGGCGATAAACGGGCTGATTGGGGAATCGTCTACCCTTTCTACCGCTGCGCTCATCATTACATTGAGTGCCCTTTGTGAGTCGATACCGTCATCGACAAGCCCTCTCAGCCTCCTCTTGTTTCTAAAATCAAACTGTCTACCAAGAACAGGTACGACCGGGATTGTTGTTGTTGGGAAGATAATATCCTCTTCGAGTATGTCCCCTTGCGATATTTTGCACCATACCACCTGATAGGTGTCTATGTCCCTAAACTCTATCATCTCTATCCCGTTCGTTGCCATCTCGACCAAGTTGTCTTTTACATCGTCCCAATAGTATGTATTACCGTCGCTTCCAAGCGCGATCTTTTTCTTGATAGGCTCTCTTCTGAAATATTCAGAAACAGTCACCCTGTCCTCAGTCTCCCAATATGAATTAAGCTGATTTACTCTCGTTCCGGGCAAAGCTTCGTAACTTTTCCCGGGGTACCTTTTTTCAAACTCTTTCTTGGGCATACTCTCACTAATGAAGCAGTAGTTCATATCTGACATATCAGGCTCTTGAGCATAAGGGTCTATGAGTACGCTCCACCTATCCCTTACTCCCTTGATCTTTATGTCAAGGTCGAAACTGTCGTCTGCATACTGTGTCAGGACTCTTAAAAATCCAAAGCCGCCCTCAAGGCTATGCTTAAAAGCCATCTTGTACCAACTCTTTGCATTCGATGAGTATTCAATCTCCCTCACCATATCTGATAACACTTCTGATTCCTTCTTCATCTCCCCGTTTTCAAGGATAAGCTCAGGCTCATCGTTCCCTGCGTTGATGTTGTTTGGCGTGACTTTGATTGTGTGTACGGTACTTCTCTGCGCACCGACTACCTTGTTTATGAACTGCGGCAACTTGTTGAATGTCATTGCCACACGGTTCATCTCTTCTTTGTCCTTCAGATCAAGCTCGTCGTACTGATTTCCAAAAATAAAAGATAGGCTATTCTCTGCATTGTCAAAATTGTCCCTATTGTAGGTGTATGCAACATTTGATTTTCGTACTGCGTCCAGTAAAAAATCTTCCTTATTGTCCACCTCTACCGGGCCGCTCACTATTGGTTTCATCTTCTTCTCCTACGTTTAAATATATCCTTCTGAATTTTCGCCATATCTTTTGTTTCCGCAGATACTTTTGAAAAAAAGTGCATCGCTATTGAATCAGACTTATCGGGTGATCTCCCTATAAGCTCTTTTATCTCGTCTTTTGGCTGTATGATTATCTTCCCGTTCATCTTGTTGAACGTGTACCTGATAGATAACAGCTCCTCTTTCAAGTCATCATCTTTTGGGATAATGCCACCTTTCCTAATCCACTCCTTGAGCCTGAAGTACATCTCTGCTCTTTTATTGTAATACGTGTCTACTTCGTCGGCCTTCATCGACACGTTTGCCTCTATTGCCCGCAAGCCTAGCTCCTCAACGCGATCATACACTCCAGCACCGACCCCAATAGTGTCAACAAATATGGCATTTGGCGTTTTCTCTTTCTCTTCGTGATAAAGGTCGTTAACTTTGTTTGCAAGCTCCGACGTGCTATATCCTTTATACTCCTCCATAAAGTATATCCGATACCCTTTCCTCTTTGATATTACGCTCTTGTCGCCTCCGTACCTTGCTACGTCAACCGAGTATGTGAATACTCCTGACATATCTATCGACTTAACCCTCTCAAGCGAGTTATTCATAGCCTCCTCTATCTCATTGTAGTTGAATACCGCCTTCTCATCACCCTCTCTTGGCTTCCCGAGGTAAATATGCTCATACTCTTCATAGTCCTCTCTTTTTGCCTCCTCTATGACTGCCTTCATAGTCTCTGACAAGAAAGGGTTTTCTGTGTAGTTTATTTGCTTTACGATAGAATCTTCGTGAGGATGTTCGATAAATCTCTGCCATATAAAATCGCTTCTGTGCCGACCATTGAAAATGAGCCATATCTCCGACCCCTCTTTCCTGATCGTCGGTAAAATAATATCCCATTGGTCTTTTGTGAGAAGTGCGGCCTCTTCAATCCACATCACATCGACACCCTCTGTAGACTTGATCTCCTCGATGTTCCTTGCAATGCCCATAAAGATAAACTCTGAGCCTGTAATCTTGTGCTTTATGGTGTTGTGCTGTATTTCGTACTCTGTTTCAAACCCAAGAGCGTATATTCTATCTTTTAGGAGTGTATAGACTGACTCTCTTATGTTGCTCTGGAACTGCCTGGTA